GCGATTGGTGGCGCGTGTCGCTGCTCAGGGAACCTGGAGCTACATTTGAAAATAACTGTTGTGTGTAACAAGGGGGTATAGGTCGCGTTTCTACGCTTTACGTGTGTAGGGTACCCAAAAAATATGCTACCGTAGTGTTTAGGGAACCATACACACTATGAACTACCCGGCTACTGCCGAAGAAGCTGAACGATTGGGACTACCGCTGTTCTACACCGGAAAAGCGTGCGTACATGGGCACGTAGACCTACGGCGCTGGTGCCGATTTACGGTAAAAGGACAAAGTTATCTGGGCAGTAAATGCGAGACGTGCCGTAAAAAGAATCGTGCTGAGCATCGTCACAAAGACGTAGCCGCCCGTCTCCGTAACCGTATCAACAATGTTCTGCGTAGCCGCATCAAAGGTTCGCGCCATCGCTGCACCAAGATCGCAGAGCTGCTGGGATGCTCGATAGAGGAATACATGTACTACATTGAGAGGCACTGGCAGGAAGGCATGGAATGGGCCAACTGGGGAACCTGGCACATAGATCACATAAAACCGTGTAAAGGGTTCGATTTGACCGAGCCAGCAGCCGTACAGGAGTGTTTTCACTACACCAATACCCGTCCAGTGTGGGCAGCACAGAACCGCAATCCCGGAAAGACGCATGAGTGACAACACCATCAGCCTTCGCCACGCCCAAGGCGAGGTATTCAGCTCCCGCAAGCGTTTCCGCGTCCTAGTGGCTGGACGGCGTTTCGGCAAAAGCTACCTTTCCTGCATAGAACTTCTCCGTGGAGCTATAGAAAGACCCGGAGAAACGTTCTTTTACTGTGCTCCCACGTACAGAATGAGCAAGGATATTGTATGGAAATTACTGAAAAAGCTCGTCCCCAAAGCCTGGATCAAATCCAAGAACGAAACCGACCTCAAAATCGAACTCGTCAACGGCTCCACCATCGAACTGAAGGGCACCGAGAACGCCATGGCCCTCCGAGGCCGCAGTCTGGCTGGCGTGGTGCTCGACGAAGCCGCCTTCATGGACTCCGAGGTCTGGTTCGAGGTCATCCGCCCCGCGCTAGCCGACAAACAGGGCTGGGCCCTCTTCATTTCCACCCCGGACGGCACCGCCAGCTGGTTCTACGACCTCTGGTGCTACTGCGAAGAGGGCGACACGGACTGGCAGCGCTGGCAATTCACCACCATCGAAGGCGATAACGTCCCACCAGAGGAAATCGAAGCCGCCCGCGCCCAACTCGACGCCCGCACCTTCCGCCAAGAATTTGAAGCCAGCTTCGAAAACCTCTCCGGCCTCGTCGCCATCTCCTTCTCCGACGACAACATCGACAAAATCGTCCAAGACCTCCCCGTCCTACCCCTTTTGCTGGGGGTGGACTTCAACATCGACCCCATGTCAGGCATCTGCGCCGTCAAAAAAGGCGACGTCCTCTGGGTCTTCGACGAAATCATCATGACCGGCGGCGCCACCACCTGGGATCTCTGCGAAGAAGTCCAATCCCGCTACGGCGTCGAACGCCGCATCATCGCCTGCCCCGACCCCACCGGCGGCGCCCGCAAAACCAGCGGCGTTGGAGCCACCGACCACAACATCCTCCGCAAATCCGGCTTCACCGTCTCCAGCCCCCGCTCCCCCTGGAAGATCCGCGACAAAATCACCTGCGTCAACACCGCCCTCCTGGACGCCTCTGGAACCCGCCGCCTCTTCATCCACCCCCGCTGCAAAGAACTGATCAAATCCCTCCGCACCCTCACCTATTCCCCCGGCACCGGCCTCCCCAACAAGAACCTCGGCGTAGACCACGCCTTCGACGCCCTGGGATACCTCTGCCTCCAAACCTTCAACCTCGCCAAACCCGAGAACCTCGGCAAAACCAACTATCGTGTGTGGTAAGCACCGTCGGTATAAAACATGGCCCCCAAAAAGCCCTCCAAAGCCCAGAAAAAAGTCTCCAAAGTGATGCGTGAATACAGCAAAGGCGAACTCCACTCGGGCAGCAAAGAAGGCCCCGTCGTCAAATCCCGCAAACAAGCCATCGCCATCGCCATGTCCGAAGCCGGCATGAAGAAAAAACCCGCCAAGAAAGGTAAGAAATAGCCTCAATCCTTCCCCCCGAGGCCCCGATGCAACTCCTCCACTCCACCTCCGTCACCACCCCCTACCCCTTCGGCACCTCCACCGGCGCCGCATCTTCTGCTGGAGCCACCGACGCCTTCGGTCGCATCCGCACGTCCAGCCCCCTCACCCTTTTCGACTCCAGCCACCGCTACCGCGACAACGGCCTCTGGAGCACCGCCACCACAACCGGCGGCACCTCAACCTTTGACGCCAACGCCGGCCTGGTCAACCTCGCCGTAACCACGGCCTCCGGTTCCTCGGTCATCCGCGAAACCACCAAATGCTTCTCCTACCAGCCGGGTAAATCCCTGCTGGTCATGTCCACCTTCACCCTCAACCCGGCCAAAACCAACCTCCGCCAGCGCATCGGCTACTACGGCGCCGCCAACGGCATGTACCTGGAGCTGGACAACACCACCCTCTCCTTCGTCGAGCGCAGCTCCTCCACCGGCTCCCTGCTCGAAACCCGCGTCGCCCAATCCGACTGGAACACCGACCCCCTCAACGGCACCGGTCCCTCCAACCTCACCCTCGACCTCACCAAAGCCCAAATCCTCTGGATGGACATTGAGTGGCTGGGCCTTGGCACAGTCCGCATGGGCTTCATCATCAACGGCAAATTCATCCACTGCCACTCCTTCCACCACGCCAACATCATCACCTCCACCTACATCACTACCGCCTCCCTCCCCCTCCGCTATGAAATCACCAACACCGCCGCCACCGCTAGCGCCAGCACCCTCAAGCAAGTCTGCTCCACGGTCCTTTCTGAAGGCGGCTACGAACTACGCGGCCTCCAGCAAGCCATCGGCACCCCCATCAACACCCCCACAAGCCTCGCCACCATCGGCACCTACTACCCAATCGTCTCCCTCCGCCTGAAATCCACCGCCCTCGACGCCATCGTCATCCTCACCGCCATCTCCCTCCTCGGCGTCACCACCAACACCAACTACAACTGGCGCGTCGTCGCCAGCCCCACCACAACCGGCGGCACCTGGGTCAGCGCCGGCGCCAACTCCTCCGTCGAATACAACATCACCGGCACCTCTACCGCCGGCGGCCGCATCCTCGCCCAAGGCTATTTCAGCGCCTCCACCCAAAGCTCTCCCACCATCGACATCCTCAAAGAAGCCCTATTCAAATTCCAACTGGAGCGCGACGGCCTCACCAGCACCCCCTCCGAACTAAGCCTCGTCATGACAGGCAGCACATCAACCTGTAGTGTCCACGCATCCATGGACTGGGAGGAAATCAGCCGCTAATGGCCATCCAAACCATCACCGGGGGCTGCATCCACGTCGAAATCGACGCCGAAGACGGCCTCACGCACGCCACCTTCGCCTTCAAAACCCCTTCCCTCCCCGAAACCTTGGGCGGCTTCGTCACAATGCTCGCCCACGGCATCGAAGTGCTGGTGCCCATCAACGACCCCGACGACGAGGAAGAAGACGATGACGATTGAATACCGAGGCGAAACCTTCGAGGGCTACAACAAACCCAAGCGCACCCCCAACCACCCAAACAAATCCCACGCAGTCCTCGCCAAAGAGGGCAACGTGGTGCGCCTCATTCGCTTCGGTCAGCAGGGCGTAACTGGCTCACCACCCCAAAAAGGAGAATCAGCAGCAGACAAAGCCAGGCGGGCATCGTTTAAGGCTCGTCATGCGGCCAACATTGCCAAGGGTAAACTCAGCGCCGCGTTCTGGGCAGATCGCAGCAAATGGAGTTAGGATAAACTGGTAACCAGTTGACTTCTTGTGGCAGCGCACCACTCATACATCGAAGTCTCATGTCCGACGTGCGGCACCAGTCGCACAACCCGTAAGGACTTAGTGGCAAAAGCTGTCAAGGAAGGCCGGGATTTACTGTGCAAGTCTTGCGCGATCAAGGCTTGCGATAAACGCTGGGATTCCATACGGAAAGACCCTCAAGATTGCGTCAGAAATCAAGGCGCTTACAAATCATTCCACAAAGCCAAGCGCCGCGTTAAAACAAACCACCACAACGCATACGCCAACGTCGAGTTTCGATTTGATTCTTACGCGCAGTTCTTACAAGAACTCGGCCCTCGCCCTGAAGGCATGACGTTGGACCGTATAGATCCCATGGGACATTACGAGCCGGGTAATGTCAGGTGGGCCACCATCGAAGAACAGGCCAAGAATCGAAACCCTCGCTTCACATGGACCGCCAAGCACTAACTGCCTCCTGAGCTTTAATCCACTGCTTCAATTCCGCGACATACCACCGCAGATCCTGTGCCTTCGCCGCGTGCCACCCACTCCCACTGGAACGGTATAGCTCTTCGTGCCTATCAATCGCATCAAGACACTGCTTGATCAGCGCGTTCCACGGCTCCCGAACCGGCGTATTCCACTCGCGCACGGTAACAAGGCCGCGTTCACTGCCAAAATAGGTACAAAGTAGGAGTCCAGCCGTGGTCTACAGCGCCAACATCCCGCCAACCGGAGCTGTAGTCAGCGAATCCCCATTCGTCCGCAACCTGGACAGCATCGCCATGATGTCCGACTGGGGCGTCATGGCCGCCGTCACCCGTGGCACCAACTACATCCGCGACCTCAGCGAAACCTACCTCCCCCAAGAACCCCGCGAAGACAACGACGCCTACACCACCCGCGTCGATCGGTCCGTACTATCGCCGTACACCAGCCGCCTAATCGAGACCGCCGCCGGCGCCATCCTCCGCAAACCCATCCACGTCGAGGGCGACCCCTACTGGCTGGAGCTAATCCAGAACATCGACGGCCTGGGCTCCAGCATCAACGAATACGCCCGCCGCTCCCTGGTAAGCAGCCTCACCTACGGCCACAGCGCCATCCTGGTTGACTACCCGGCCGCCATGGGCGCCCGCAACCTGGCCGAAGAACGCGCCTTGGGCCGCCGCCCCTACTTTGTCCACGTCGATGCCCCCCAAATCTGGGGCTGGCGCAAAGAGTCTGGCACCAACCGCCTCCTGCAGGTCCGCATCCACGACTACGACGTCCGCCCCCTGAACGAGTTCGGCGAAGAACAAGTCGAGCAGATGCGCGTCATCTACCCCGGCCGCTACGACCTCTACACCCTCGGCCAAGAAGTAGTCGAGTTCACCGAATCCGGCGACTACAGCCTCCCCGAAATCCCCCTGGTGCCGATCTACAGCAACCGCCGGGGCCTCCTGATCTCCCAGCCCCCACTGCTCGACATCGCCAACCTCAACATCACCCACTACCAGCGCCAAGCCGACCTCATCCACGCCCTCCACATCGCCGCCATGCCCACCCTCGTCCTAGAGGGCTGGGACGACACCACCGGCTCCGCAACGATGGGCGTCAACTACGCCATCGCCATGCAACCCGGCAACAAGGCGTACTACGTCCAAGCCGACGCCACCAGCTTCGACGCCCAAATGGCCGAACTGGAATCCCTCGCCTCGCAAATGTCCACGCTTGGCGTCACCAAACTCTTCGGCCAAAAATTCGTGGCCGAATCCGCCGAGGCCAAGCGCATCGACCAAGCCCAATCCAACTCCGTCCTTTCCATCATCAGCCAAGAACTGGAGTCCGCCCTCAACCAAGCCTTCGCCTTTGCCGCCCAATACGTCGGCCTGGAACCTCCCGAAATCACCATCGACCGCGACTTCGACTACTACCGCCTAATCGGCCAAGACGTAGCCGTCCTGGCACAACTGGCCGACACCGGCAAGATCAGCAACGCCATGCTGCTGGAAGTCCTCCGCCGTGGCGAAATCCTGCCCGACAACATCAACATCGAAGAAGAACTCTTGGACCTACCAGATAACAGCGACCTCGAAGAAGTCGAGCAACCCGAGGCCGAGGAATCCGAAACCGATACAATGAACGAATCGGAGGTCGAGTAGTCCCATGGCCGTCTCCCCTGGCACCTACAACATCCGCCTGCAGCGCCGCGCCGACTACTCCGTAGCGCTCCAGTTCAACGACAGCACTGGAGCAGCAATCAACCTCACCGGCTGGACCGCCTACGCCCAAGCCTGGAACCGCGACCGCACAACAAAATACGCCGACTTCGCCATCACCTACACCAACCGCGCAAGCGGCCAAATCACCATCTCGCTAACAGATAGTCAAACAACGACGTTCCCCAACGAATGCTATTACGACGTCCTACTGGAGAACCCCAGTACGATCCGTGAATACTATCTCGAAGGAACTATCTATGTATCCGAGGGCTATACAGCATGACATCCGTAAATATAAGTGAGTCTACGAATACTGTAAATGTAACCACAGGGGACAACACAACCGCTGTTGTATCTGTACCTGTAACCACGGTGGTTACAGCCACCGCGACAGGACCGCAAGGTGCCCAAGGTGTAGCGGGACCAGTCGGCCCAGCCTCGGCTTTCTTCATTTACAACCAAGCGACTGCAGCATCCGAGTGGACAATCAACCACAACTTGGGCTTCAAGCCCAGTGTCCAAGCTTTTGATACCGGCAGCCAACAGATCGAGGGCCTGGTCACGCACTTAAGCATCAACACGACAGCTATCGTGTTCGTAGTACCTGTTGCCGGGTTTGCGCGGCTGACCTGACATGAGCAAGAAAATCTTTACCGATTTTGACTTCCAGTCGGTAAGCAAAGTCGTAAACCTGCCGACACCGAGTAGTGCGGGCGACGCGACTTCGAAAAGCTACGTGGATAGCTTGGTCGAGGGCCTCGCTTGGAAGGACGGCTGCCGAGTCGCCACCCAGTCGAACCTGAACCTGGCCAGCCCTGGTGCCACGATCGACGGCATCACGATGGCGTCATCGGATCGCGTGCTGGTCCGTTCACAAAGCACCGCCTCCCAGAACGGCATCTACGTCTGGAACGGCTCCGCCGTCGCCATGACGCGGGCACTCGACGCCAGCACCTTCCCCGAGCTGGAGCAGGCCGTCACCACTGTCGAAGAAGGCACAAGCGCTGCCACCAGCTACCGGCAGGATCAGATCAACGGCACGATCGACAGTAGCTCTATTAGCTGGGTCACCTTCGGGACGGCAGCCCCCGCCGCGTCTGAGACGACCGCCGGCATTGCCGAGATCGCCACGCAAGCCGAGGTCAACACCGGCACTGACGATCAGCGGTTCGTCACGCCGCAGAAGCTGGCCAGCTGGTCTGGCCGGATCAGGAAGTTCTCAGTCAGTATCGGCGACGGCACCAACACCAGCTACACGGTGACGCACAACCTCGACAGCCTCGATGTGGCTGTGACGGTCTTCCAGAACAGCAACGGCGAGGAAGTGATCACCGATGTGACACACGCCACGGTGAACACGCTGACGGTGGTGTTTGCGTCTGCTCCAGCCTCTAACGCCTACCGCGTCGTGGTTGTTGGCTGATGACCCGTAATCTGCTCACAGGCGCCAACCTATCCGGCCCGCTGGAATTAAACGGCAGCGCGGGCACCAGCGGCCAGGTGCTGCAATCAGCCGGCGCCGGCGCACTCCCGACCTGGGCATCCGCTCCAGCTGCTGGCGCGGGCGGCAGCACGGGTCAGGTGCAGTTCAACAACGCCGGCGCTCTGGCGGGCGCTGGCGATGTGACGATCCACGAGGGCGATCTGGTTCTTGCGGACAACGCTGCAGCTACCGCGCCGGCAGCCGGCAGCAAGCTCGCGGCGCTGTCAATCGGCGGTCGCTCCATGCCGAGCTTCAAGAACAGCTCCACATCGGCCGCTGCTGCACTGCAGCCGACATTTGCTCAGAACCGCGTGAGCATCTGGCAGGGCGCCTCTGGATCGAACGCCCCTGTTGCCTTGGGCATTGCCACGCTGACCGCAACAGGCACCGCAACATCCGCCAACATCGCCACCACCAACAGGCAGACGCGAACGCAGCGCCTTGAGTATCTCGTCACCACCGCAGCCACTACAGCGGTTGCCGGCTGGCGCTACCCCAACCTCGGCTGGACTGTTGGCGGCGCTGCTGCGGGTGAGGGCGGCTTCTTTTACGTCTGCCGCTGGGGACCAGCCACCGGCGTGGCAACCGCTACGAATCGCGCCTTTGTCGGCATGGCCAACACTACTGCCGCGCCGACCGACGTTCAGCCGAGCACGATCACCAACATCGTCGGCATGGGCTGGGACGCAGCAGACGCCAACATCCAGATCATGCATCGCGGCACTGCTGCAATCACCAAGATCGACCTCGGCGCCAGCTTCCCCGTGCCAACAACAGACCGCACCAAGGCTTATGAGCTGGTGATGTTCTCACCCCCCGGCAGTACGCAATCGGTGAACTACACCGTGACCGACCTCGGCACCGGAGCCACGGCCTCTGGCACGATCGACACCAACATGCCAACCACCACCACGCTCCTGACCCAGCGTGGCTGGATGAGCGTTGGCGGCACCAGCAGCGTGATCGGCATCGCCCTGATGAGCTGCTACCTAGAGACCGACTATTAAGAGCGCGTCCCTATTTCCGAATAGCGAATACCTGTCCCCGTACTGTTAACCTATAAGGGTCCAAGTAGTACACAACCGTGCCCGAAGAACAGCAAGCAGTAGCCGCTCCCGTGGAGCCAACTGCCCCTCAGCCTGTGGCTGGTAGCTCCGATCTGGCCGCCCAACTCGACGCGCTTCGTGCGAAAAACCAAGAACTGATTGCCGAGCGCCGCAAAGACCGCGAAAACCGCGAAGCCCTCCAACAACAACTCGACGAAATTCGCGCCAGTCAAGAACAAGCCAAAACCGCCAAACTTGCCGAATCCGGCGAATACCGAACCCTCTGGGAAGAAGCCCAACAAACCGTCTCCGACCTCAAACAACAACTCGCCACCAAAGAATCCGAAGTCGAGCAAATCCGCCAAGGCTTCACCCAAGAACAACTCCGCGCCAGTGCCATCGGCCAACTTTCCCAGTCCGGTGCATTGGCGCCCGATCAGCTGTATCGTCTATTGCAGGAGAACCTTCGCGCCAAAGACGGAAAGCCTGTGGCTTATGTCGGTGGCGTAGAAGTTCCGATTGGCGAATACATCGCCAACCTTAAAAACCCCGGCAGCGGTTACGAGCATCACTTTGCAGCCACGAACCGCGCCGGCATGGGTGTAGCAGGTAGTGCCCGCTCCACCGCCCTCCCCGGCCAAGCCAACCCCTGGTCTAAGGACGGCTGGAACATCACTCAGCAAATGATGATGCTCTCCACCGACCCCGACAAAGCCAGGCTCCTCCGAGCCGAAGCCGGCCTCAACTAGCCCCTGTGGGGCACCTCCCCAACCCTGACTCCACCGGAGCTATCCCATGTCTTCCTTTACCGGAAACTACGGCTCAACTTCGACGTTCCTGTCGAACCTTGTTGCCCGCCCCGAGTTCCTGCAGTACACCGCCGAGGGCATCTTCGAGCAATCGAAGTGGGTCCAGAGCGGCATCGTGCAGCGCAACGCTGCCCTTGACGCCCGTGCTGGCGGCACCCGCGTGCGCGTCCCCTTCTTCGACCCCATCGCCCCGACTGAGACCCAGATCCTCAGCAACAACACCTGGGGTGGTGGCAGCGGCTTCCTCGTTCCCCAGAACGTGACGGCCGACGAGCAGATCATGACGATCCTGCACCGTGGCTTCGCCTACGCCGCTGACGACCTCAGCAAGCTGGGCTCTGGCGCCGATCCACTGGCCCACGTCCGCAACCAGCTGACCGCCGCCATCAACAAGCTGAAGACCGCCACCCTGGCAAACCAACTGCTGGGCCTGTTCGGCGGTATCAGCGGCGCTGGCGTGCTGGGCGCCAACCAGACGAACAAAACGTTCGCTGGCGTCCCCGGCTCCATGACGGAAGCCAACTTCCTGAACGTGGCCAACGTGGTGGCCGCCAAGGCCAAGCTGGGCGAGCGAGGTGACAACCTCGACTCCATCGCCATGCACTCCAACGTGGCGTACTACCTGCAGCAAGTCGGGATGCTGACCTTCAGCACCTCGGCCCTCTCCACCGGCGGTTCCATCGTCTGGGGCGGCGGCGGTGTGGGTGTGACTCAAACCGAGTCCGCCTTCTTCGCCGGCCTGCGCGTGGTGATCGACGACCAGCTGACCTTCCTGACCGGCGGCACCTCCACCCACGTGGTGAAGTACCCCGTGTACATGTTCGCCTCCGGCGTCGTGTCCGAAGGCATCCAACAGGATCTGCGTCTGGCCGCCGACCGCAACATCCTCTCCATGCAGGATGTGCTGGCCGTGGATTACCACTACGGTTACCACGTCACTGGTACCAAGTGGAACGTTGCCGGCGACAACCCGACCAACGCTGCCACCACCGGCAACCTGGGCGACACCGCCAGCTGGAGCCTCGTCTACAGCGCCGCCAAGCAGGTGCCCCTGTGCCGCCTGCTGGTCAACACGCCGTTTGATACCACTGCATACTGATTCATCAGTACAACGGTACAAATATGGCCCCCATTACGGGGGCCTTTTTTATTATCAAAGCCCGCCTACTCGAATCCTCTCCTGCAACTCAAACACTTCCGGCGTGTTCATCGTCATCTTGTAAGACTGCAGGAACAGCTGCGTTACCACAGCAAGGCTGACCTGGAGCCGCGTAGAAATCTCCTGCGTACCCAGTCCCTCCTCACTCTGCAGCCGCCGCACCTCCAGCGCCACCTCCTCCAACTTCCTCACTGCATTACCAGGCAATGCAGAATTTTCTTTCTGGACCTCGGCTTCTACGCTGGCCTCAGTTGACTTGCGAGCGGGCATGAGCATGGTACGTCTCTACGTGTTACAGGATAGTCGCCACTGGCACGAGGATGTCCCTTATGGCCAACACCTAGAACGCGCCGCCGACATCGAACTGGAGGGCGGCACCGTCTATCACGCCAGCATCCTGCCCAAAACAAGCACCCGCCCCACGCGCAGTAGACTCAAACAAAGGCTTTATTGACCGTGCCTGCAGTCGTTGACGCCACTCTTAGCGGAACCTCGGCTAACAGCTACGTGACGCTGGCTGCTGCCGACACCTACTTCGAGACCGTCCCTGACAGCAGCGACTGGACCGGCAAAACCACCGACGCCAAAAACCGCGCCCTGATCTCCGCCACCCGCTGGATCGACGGCCTCAGCTTCTACGGCGACCGCTGCACCACCACTCAAGCCCTGAAGTGGCCCCGCGACAACTACACCGTCGATGACGTTGACCTCGCCTGCTCCCTGATCCCCGAAGGTATCAAGGTTGCTACCTACGAACTCGCTCGCGCCCTCGCCAACGACACCAACGCCATCACCGGCAGCACTGGCACTACCGGCATCTACGACGAGGTGAAACTGGGCGACCTCCAAGTCAAGTACAAATCCAGCTCCACCACCTCCGGCGTCATCAACAACGTCTTCGACGTCTACCCCTGGCTCCAGTCCTATCTCGGCCCCTACTGCCAATCCGGCGCCGCCAACTACGCCGTCCGCCTGCTGAGAGGTTGACATGAGCCTCATCGACACCACCTTCGCCCCCATCCCCGGCCCGCTTTTGACGGACTGGGGCTCCGACATTACCTACATCAAGGCCGCCACAACCGAAACCTACAGCCCGACAACCGGCCTAGTCAGCGGCGCCGAAGTCTCCTTCACAGTCCGCGCCATCATCACCCAAGTCAACCCCGAAGAGTTCGACAGCACCTACCAAACCACCGACCTCAAACTCATCATCGGCAACAGCGAGCTTGGTACATACGCCCCCAGCATCCGCGACCGCATCGAATACACCGACAACAGCACTACGAAAACCGCCCGCATCATCAACGTCAAAACAGTACGCGGCGACTCCCCCATCTACCACACCCTCATTGCGAGGCCCCAATAATGGCGAGAGCTAGAAACGGTTTCATACAACTAGCCGAAAAACTAGAAGCCGGATTTTTAGCCCCGTTCATTCTGGGCGTGGCACGATCTGCACAAGGAGTTGTGAAAGACCTCCAAGAGCTGGGGCCTACTTGGTCAGGAGAGTTCGCAAACTCATGGGAGATCGCTAGTTCCAGTAAGGTCACTAGCGGTAGCGGTGCCCCTGGTGCGCCTCAACGCTTACTCGCTCCCATACTCACAGTAAGCGAGTACAAGTTCAAACCCGAAGTAAAATACTACATTGCTAACAAAGCCCCTCACGCAGATGTAGCACTGGATCTAGCTCCCTACATACCCGAGCTGGATAAAAACGTAGAGTTTGGCAATCCACAAAAAGGCAATAAGCGCCGTTACGGATTCCGTCCTGAGGGCGGCCGACGCGGTGAACTGAGCGGCTCTGGCCCCAACAGTGCCAGCGCACCTCTTGATTGGTACGCCAGATACGTCCGAGGGGGCCGCCTCGACAAAACAATAAGCGTTTACATGGACCAGGCCATGCGGAACGTAAAACTATGAACTACCAAAACATCCGCGCCGTATTCGAGGCCCCGCTACTGACGGCATACAACACCTTGGTGCCATCCGTCCCGGTGTACTTCGACAACGTGATGAACGATGGCGCCGACAGCGCCGAGGAGTTTGTCCACGTCAACATCCAATTTGGCCTAACAACCGAATCCAGCCTGACAACCAACCACGAATACGTGCGTGGTGTAATCGTCATCCGCGCCTACACCCCGAAAGGTAAAGGCCCTGCCCGCAATCAAGAACTAATCCAAGTCGCATACGACATTCTTAAGACAATCAATGACACGCCTAAGCAATCGACAGGCATCTACACCCGCACCGGCTCAATCGAAGGCCCCTCGTTCAGCCCTAACTTCAGCGGCACTGTCCCCGATCAACAATCCCGCCGCGCTTTTACGCCATTCTTTATATCTCGCATCGAGACCGGCTTCCAGGCAACCATCACAACTTAATAGTTCCAATCACTGGAGCTAACCTGTACTAAGCCGGGCCGTGCCCGCGTCCACACCTCTTTAGGTACCTCCCATGGCCACCGTTCTTTCGGGCACCTCCGGCGCCCTGTACTACACCCCCGCTGGTACATCTGTTACCACGCTCGTCGCTACCGCCTTCCCCGCCACCGGCTCCAACATCACCGTTGGCACCTACCTCGGCTTCAAGGTCAACGACCCCGTGACTCTGACCTACCCCGTCGGCGCCACGACCACCAACGCAATCGCCGCTGGTGCGTACTTCGTCAAGACTTACGTCCCCGCCACCGGCATCATGACCATCAGCTCGACGGCTGGTGGCGCTGCCGCTACGGCAACCGCTCAACCCTCCGTGTTTGGCGCGAACTTCGCCAGCATCGTGTACACCGCCCCAGTAGCTGTGGGCAGCGTGCGCGACTGGAGCTTTGAGATCACCCGCTCCGAGATCGACGTCACCACCATCGGCCAGACCCCCGGCCAGTACGCCCCCTTCCGCAACTACATCACCGGCTTTGCGGATGGCTCTGGTACTGCCACGGTCTATACGACCGACGACGACACGGCACTGTCCAGCCGCATGATCGAGGATGTGGTCCAGTTCAACCAAACTGGCGCCACGGTCAAGCTGTACATCGACCGCATCTCGGTCAGCGGCACCGTGAACGACACCCTCAGCCGTTCCATCACCGTGCCCGTGATCCTGACCTCGGCCAGCCTCACCGTCAACCCCGACGACGGCCAGAGCGTGGAAATCGCCTTCCGCCCGAGCGCTGCCCCCACCTTCGACCTCTACAAGTCCTGATAACCTGCTGGTGTGATGGATCCCCGAACCCCGGCTCTCCCGCCGGGGTTTTTTATTTCTACTCCGCTACACTAATGCGTGACCCATCAACCTAGCCCATGGCTGCCTCCGCACCTCTGAGCCCGCTGGAACGCCTCCGCAAAGCGGCCAACCTGGAGCCCACCAAAAAGGAAGTCGTACTGAGCGACGGCTCCGTATTTGAGATGTGGGTAACGCCGCTGACCATGGCCGAGCGCGAGCGTGCCCAGAAGCAGGCCAAGTCTGACGACGCCACCGCCTTCGCCATCCAGCTGCTGATCAACAAAGCCTGCGATGACACTGGCGCCCGCATGTTCAAGGCCGCCGAACTCGACGTGCTCAAAAACGAAGTCAAGGACAAAGACCTCCAGGCCCTGATGCTGGCGATCCTGACCGACGATTCGGAGGAGACCGACACCAAAAGCGTTTGAGGCTGCCCTCAAAAAGGACACCTACCTCCAAACCCAGTTCTACGTTGCCGAAAAACTGGGCCTGACCTTGGCTGAACTCCGCAGCCGCATGACCGAAGACGAACTGCTCGGCTGGAGCCTGTACTACAAGATCCGCCACGACGCCGAGCAGGCCGCCATCGACAAGGCCAAACGCCGCCGCTAACCCGGCGGCTTTTTTACGGCGTAAACTGAAGTACCAAGCCAGCACGCCAACACCGTGGCCTCTTATAGAGCGGATATTGAAATCGGTGTACGCGGTGTACGGTCTCTCGAAGAACTTCGCTCAGCAATAAACCTAACAGGCAGAGCAGTAGACAGCCTGAATGAGGTTGTTGGTGCGCGAGGAGGCTTGGTACAAAATGTACAAAATTATACAAACAACTTAAACAGAGCCGCCCGTTCTTTAGATCTAGTAGGCGCGGGAACAGAAGCCGAAACGCGAGCAATTCGCCAGTATGTACGGGCTCTTGGAGAAGCGAACGAAGCTAGAGCACGGCAAAACTCGCTGGTAGCACAAGAAATAGCTAATCAGCGACGCATAACCCCTGGCACTGCTCCATACGGGCAGCAAATGCCTGCGTTGCCCCCCGCGATGATTAGGGCGCAACAAATACAAAACAACTGGAACCGCTTTTTCCAAGAAGCAGCACAAGTAGGTCAAGACCTACAAAGTGGTGCAGCAGCTAAAACCTTAAACATCAAAAACAACTGGAACCGCTTTTTCCAAGAAGCAGCACAAGTAGGTCAAGACCTACAAAGTATTGTAAAGGCAAAAAAATTGGTGGTAAAGAATACTTGGGAACGCTTCTTCCAAGACGCGGTTCAAGTAGCTCAAGACTTGCAAAGTATTGCAGCAGGCAAAAAACTAAACGTGCGAACGAGCTGGAGCAGATTCTTTGACGAGGCTAATCAGGTAGCCAGAGATTTACAGATTATTGCAGCAGCAAAAAAACTTAACATCCGAAGCAGCTGGGAACGATTCTTTCGTGAGGCGGCTGCTCCACCTAGCGGGCGGCGACGTGGCGGTGGTGGCGGTGGTGGCGGTGGTGGCGGTGGTGGCGGTGGTGGCGGTGGTGGCGGGCTCGGCTTTAATCCGAACCCTACCGCCGAAAACATGGCACTCGGCGCCGGCTTCCCGCTGCTGTTCGGCGGCGGTGTAGGCCAAGTAGCCGGTGGTTTTGCTGGCTCCTTCTTCGGTGGAGGTTTCGGCGGACAGATCCTTGGTTCTGCCATCGGCCAAATCCTCGAAGACGCCCAGCGCCGCATCACCGAAATCGGCAACGCGCTGGACATGCTCGACATGGATAAGCTGCGCGAAAGCGTCGTATTCGTCAACGCCGAGCTGGATACAACTGTCCGCCGCCTCATCGAAGCCGGCGACGCCCAAACAGCCCAAGCCATCGCCGCCGAAGCCGTAGCCGCTCAAACGGGCATGATCCCTCAGGCAGTTGCCGACATATCGGGCAACGCAAACGTGCTCGTCAACATCTGGAACCAGTTTTTAGGTGCTGCATCTGGCACCCTATCTATTATTGGCGTTCCGTTTGTTAGTGCTCTATCACTACTCCTTAGCGGGTTTACAAAAATCCTTCAATACACAAACCTTCTTGTCACCACAGTAGGTGCCTGGGGCGCAGAACTTGGCCGCAAAGTCATAAATAGGTTTCCCATCCTGGGACGTTTCCTCAGTAATACTCTCAACGGCACAAAAGTCATCACCGAAGAGGAAGAAAAGCGTAACGCTGTGCTCCAAGCTGCCATCGACAAACAAGTCAACCAAAATTACAATATTGCCAGAACTATCGCCCTTGAAAAACAGCGCACTCTCGGACGCACTGCAGCCGAAAAACTCATCAACCTCGAACTAGATCGTGGACTAGAAACCACTCGGATAAACGCCGAGTATGAAGAAAAGATCCTGCAGTTCCGTAGAGATAACGCAGGTGCTACCGCAGCCCAAGTAGAAAAAGGCGTCCGGCAAATCCAAGTTGGACAAGCCATAGCCATCGAGCAAGTACGCATAAAAACTCTGCTGCAGGAGCAGGGCCTAGAGATCGAAGCCAACAAAGAACGTTACGACCGAGCAGCAGAAGCTGTACGCCTCCAGATAAGCGCCCTGGAAACCAGCAGCCAAGTCCGCGCAGCTCAACTTTCGGCTGAAGCCGCAATAAACGACCTGTACGGCACTCAACTGGAGCGCCAATATCGCTTAGCCTCCACCGCGACCGAACGGTACAACATTGCGGTAGCTCAATTCCGCCAGCAAGTCCGTGCTGCCGAAATTGAATACATACAAGCAGTAGAAAATAACAGGCTCTTAATACAAAAAGCCGAACTACAGGCACGTCTTGTAGAACTGAAATACCGGGAACTTGTAGCAGAAAAACAGATAGCTATTGCACAAGCGGTATCACGCGGAAATACACCAGCACAAGTAAGCCGTATCGCCGCCGCTTACGATACGGCTATCGGGGTACAAAAAGATGCCCTGAAAAATGCATACAATCAAGTGGCTGCCACCAAGCAAATAGCTATTTATCAAAACACTGTCGCAGCAGCGGTTTACCGCACAAAGATTCTGCAAGCAGAAGGCGCTTTCGCCCAAAAACTTATGAGTAACGAGATCGGTATATCTAAGCAATGGGCAGACCGTCTGGCCAACTCAATGGCCCAAGTAGCCCTAAATGCTCAGGCTGCCGCCTACAACATTGAACGCGCCTTCCTCAATCAGCAAAAGCTGAATGGGGCAGGTAGCACAACCCCTTCTCGCACTCCGACGCTTCCCAAGCCTGTCAAAGTATCGGCCGGTTTTATTCAAGTAGGTAACCGCCGGCAAGAGTTGTTCACTGAACGATTCGCCAAAGGTGGCTTCGTAAACCGCCCCACACTCGGTCTTATCGGCGAAGCTGGCGAGTCCGAGTATGTCGTTCCCTCGTCAAAAGCCGCCGGTTTTGCTACCAACTACCTCTCCGGCAGACGCGGCGACAGCGCCATTCCCTCCGAAGGTTCCGACGCTGGAGCACCCCCTCTTACAATCAACGTAACCACCGGCCCGGTGATGGAGTTCGACGGCCAGCGCTACGTCACCGTGACCGACATGGAACGTGCCATGCGAGCGACCGCCGAAGGTGTGCTGGGCCGCATCCGCACGCCAGCAGCACGCACTGCGCTGGGGATCCGCTAACCAATGGCACGCGCTCAATCCCAGTACATCAGGATCTATGACAGCGCCGGTGTCTCCTACACCCGCTGGCAGTCTTATTACGCGCACGCCACCGTCACATGGAACAGCGCACAGTGGAACTACCAGCCGTTTGAGGCTGATGGCATTACGGCAGG